AGACATTATCACTAGAATCAAGTAAGCTCTCTGGCTATATGGCTGTACCGAAGGGATTCTTCCAACTTGGTGCTAGTTATATGGCACAATATGTAATTACATTCCTTGAAGAAACAATGTCCGCAACACTTGAAACTGCTGTTGTTTCCGGAACTGGTAAATTACAACCAATCGGTATGATTAAGAAGTTATCTGGTGCCGTAGATGGCGTATATCCAGATAAACCAGCTATTGCATTAAAAGATTTAGAACCTAAGTCACTAGCTGGTATTCATGCTGCCTTAGTTAAAGCAAAGACTGCTAATGGACCTATTTCAGTAATTGTTAATCCTATGAGTTACTGGTCAAAACTATTCCCGGAATTGGCAGTTAAAGATGCTAATAATAACTGGCATTTAATTACATTACCAACTGGCGATACAATCATTCAATCATACGCTGTTCCTGAAGATAAAATGGTATTCGGATTCACTAAGAACTATGTATTAGGAGTTTCTGGTTCTGTTGAGTTGAAGAAATATGATCAAACACTTGCCATTGAAGATATGGACCTATTCATTGCTAAATTCTTTGGTATGGGTGTAGCTAAGAATCAAAATGCTTTCTTTATTGCTGATATTTCTGGTATTGATGGTTCAGTAATCCCTAGTCCAGAAGAAGAACCAGTTGTAAAAAAGGCGGGTAAAGTAGGCGATACCACTGGTGACGAGTCAAAATAGATACCCCATCAAAAGATGGGGCCTTTGACCCAACCAGTGATATTAAACCAACCGATAGCAATACATTAACTGAGATCAAAGCTTGGTTAGACAACAAGAAGATTGATTACACTGGTAAAACTGCTAAGGCAGACTTATTAGCCCTAGTACCTTCTGAATAGGAGCAAATAAATGAAATATGATGTAAGTGATGAACTATTTCACCAAGTTAAAAGTGAACTACAAATCACTTTTACTGAGCGTGATGATAGTTTAAAAAAGGCTATCAAGCGTGGTATGGCGTTTATCACTAGTAGAGCTGGACCACTTAGCTTTACTGGTGATACTGAAACAGAATTAGTGGCAAATGATTTACTAATGAACTATTGTCGCTATTACTGGGACGGATATAGGCAAATGTTTCCAATTGATTATCAAAACGATATTTTAACTTTGCAAATCCTAAATGGAGTTTCACGGAGGTCTTTTAATGAAAAGACGACTGAGTAACTTCAATGATGGGGTTTTACATTATGGAACAATTAAAACTAAACGAAATAAATTAAAAGAGAAGATTGGCTTTGAACTCAATGAGGCTGGACTTCTCTTTTTTAACTTTAAAACTATTAGACAAGAAGACCAGGACTTGTTCGGAGTTGGATCAGACTTATCTTCTAATTTAAAAGTTGAATCTTATTTTGTGCCAGGTATTGATACTAAAATTCAAAAAGCTGTTGTCAATGGTTACTACTATGAAATTAAATATATTGATCCAACAGCTGATAGAAAATATATGTTTTGGTACCTGGTCAAAGAAGGAGCTTTAAATGAAATTTGAAGACACTTTAAATCTTGATAAATTCATTGATATTATGAATGGTCAAGCCTTTCCATTGTTTGATACATCAATCGAAAAAGATGAAGTAACTGCGAATAAGTCATTTTTTGTTTACTCAAAAGATGGAGAGATTAGAAAGGCGACTGATAACCATAATCAATATTTACAGGATTTTGTCTTGTCATTTATCACTAAAGACAATTCAAAGATTGATGTATTAATATTGGCGGATCAGTTAACTAAAGCGAGATTGAGATTTGTTGGATCAGAACCTGAAACGGGTAAGTTTGCTGATACAGGCGTTGAAGCTAAAATGATCACTTTGAATTTTGTTCACGTCATTAAGGCTGGTGAGTAGTAATGGCTGAATACTTTTTGAATTTTGAAAAATCTAATGCTATTCAAAATGAAATGGCAAAGGTTCCAGATAAAGCGGAAAAAGCTGTTAATGAAGTACTTCATACAGTTGGTGCCAAAGAGGCTATGCAACAAATCATTAATTTCATGCCAATGTCAAACAGAAATAAAAAGCATGCCAAAACATCTAATCCACTTAAAGCTGACATGATGAACCTTGGTTTCCGTGTTTATGCGCGTGGCGGAGCAGCTAAAAATAAAGGTAGCTTTGGATATTTAGTATTTCCTAATGACGGTATCGGTCCACATAATCCATTTGCTGAGAAGTTCTTTGAACAGGGTGGAGATACGGCATCCGAATTAATATTTAAAAAAATAATGAATGCTTTAGAAGAAGCAATTAAATTGTAAAAGGGAGAAATATACATGGCAGAAGAATTTACAACTTTTGATGAATACAAAGTAACAAACGCTGCAATCAAATGGTTTGAAGGTGGGGAATATGTAACCCCGGCTGTAAAACTTGGCTGTACAGGAAAACTTGAAATAGAAACAACATTAAAAACCGTTGAAAAGAAATGTGAAGGAGACGTTGTTCGTTCCGTTGACATTCCTACTCAATTGAAATGTAAGTGGACAGGTCATTTCCCAGTTGAAAATCTTCGTAAGGTTTGGGGATTAAAGACCGAAGGACTAAAAAAAGGTGTCTTTGCCTACGGAACTGATTCACGTCAAGGCCGAGGAATTATGTCATTTGATGTATTAGATCTTGATGAGACTATGGAAATGTTCCGAGCATTCCCCAACATGCAATTTTCTGGTGGTATGAAATGGGAACTTGAAAATGGTGGTGAAGAAATTGCTGAAATTGAGCAAGAATTTATTGCTATGAAAGATGATAATAATAAATTCTTCTATGAAGCTTTGAAGTTAGAGCTTGATAAAGAGACATCAGATAAATGGTTAACAGATTTCACACCAGAATTAGTTCAGGCAACTAGTACAAACCCTGAGAAAGCTACAGAATAGGAGGCTTTAAATGATTCGTGAAATTAAATTAAATGATGGAAAAACAGTTCAAGTTGAACCTAAAATTTCCATTCATGCTTTACGTAGGTTTCAAAAAGAGGGATTGCTTCCGGAATCTCTCTTAGCCAAATTTGTTGGCGCTGAAAAGAATCCTGGCGACATGGAACCTTATCTTATCAATTCAGCATGGTTAGCGTTCGTTAATAAAAATCCTAATACTTCGATGACACAAGATGATTTTGAAGATAAATTAAATCTGGATTTTGAGTTATTTGGCCAGATTCTTGCTGAAATGGTAAGTGGTTCTGTTAAAGCAGATGCAACAATGGCCCAGGGATTTAGACAATCAACAAAAAAAGGTCACGGCAAAAAGGGTCACCAAAGAAACCGCCAAAAATAAGAGTGAATAACGTAGAAGACTTATATAGCTTCTACGTTTTTTTTATAGGTTTAGATCCCGAAGTTGCCGAATTTTGGACAATTGATGAATTGAATCAATTAGTTATTAACAAAGTAGCTATTGAAAACTATATAAATTCAGATTAGATAGGAGGTAATCGAAGGGCAGACAAACAGATTCAACTTGAATATAAGGTTATTAACCAGCAATTTAAGTCAGCTATTAAAGAAAATAGCAATGCTATGACTTCCTTGAACAAAGAATTTGCTTTGCAAAAAGAGCAGATGAGAAATACTTCTTCTGAATCACAAAAGCTAGAAGCTTCAATGACCAAATTAAATAGTCAATATGAATTAGCTAAGGGTAAGACACAAGTAACAGCTGACGCTTTAGCTAAGGTCAAACAAGTAACTGGAGAAAATTCAGAAGAAACTCGTATCTGGACAAACAAGCTGTTAACGGCTGAAAAGCAAGAGCAATCTTTAAAGAATCAAATTGATGGAACTAACAAGAAATTAATAGAAGCTAAAAAAGCTGAAAGTGATGCTGCGCAAGCCTCACAAAAGCGTCAACAGACTCTAAAATCATTGTCAGCTGAACAGAAGAAACTGGAAACATCTTCAAGCAACTTATCTAAAGAATACCAACTAGAAGTTGCTCAATTAGGTAATAATGCTAAAGCTAGTGACAAAGCTAGACTAGCTAAGCAATATTACGCCAAACAAGAACAAGCCACGGCGTTGCAAGTTAAGAACTTAGAAAAACAGCTTGCACTAGCCAAACAAGAATACGGAGAGAACTCTCAGAAGGTTCAAGAGTTAAGTGGCAAGTTATTAGAGGCTAAAAAAGCTAACCAAGAATTTGCTAATTCATTTGCTGAATCTAATAACAAATTAAAAGCTTTTGGAACCGTTGCTACTAATGCCGGTAATAAATTAAAAGGTATCGGTAAAGGAATGACCGTTGGAGTCACTGCTCCAATCGTTGCTGGAGTAGCAGCATCTGTTAAAGCGGCTAGTGACTTTGATAATGCCTTTACAGGTGTTAAAAAGACTGTTGACGAGCAAAGAAACTCTAACGGAAAAGTAACCATTTCATATAATGATTTGGAAAAAAGTATTAGAAATATGGCGAAGACCATACCAGCTACTACTACTGAAATTTCTCATGTTGCAGAGGCGGCCGGTCAATTAGGAATAAAAACTCCTAATGTTATGGGATTTACCAGAACAATGATTGACATGGGGCAAGCCACCAATATGAGTTCCGAAGATGCTGGTGTTGCGTTAGCCAAATTGGCTAACATTACAGGAATGCCACAAAAGAACTTCGATAGATTAGGATCATCAATCGTTAATCTTGGTAATAATATGGCTACCACAGAATCAGATATCGTTGATATGTCACTTCGCTTAGCCGGTACCGGACATCAAGTTGGATTAACTGAATCACAAATAACAGGTATGGCGGCCGCTATGTCTTCAGTTGGTATTCAAGCTGAGGCTGGTGGTGGTGCCATGTCTCGTGTTATGCAAAAGATTAATACAGCTGTTGCCGGTGGTGGTAAAGATTTGGATAGCTTTGCCAAAGCCTCAGGTATGTCATCATCAGAATTCAAGAAACATTGGAAAGATGATGCATCCGGAGCAATTGTTTCATTCGTTAAGGGCTTAGGAAAAGCAAAAACTAGTGGTAAAGATGTTACTTCTATGTTGAAAGATATGGGTATTAATTCAACACAAGAAATTGATACAATGCTTCGTTTATCCGGTGCCGGTGGAACCTTAGCCAAAGCTTTGAAGGTTTCTGGAGATGGTTGGAAGAGTAATACTGCATTAACCAATGAAGCCGAAAAACGTTATTCAACTTTCAGTTCAAAATTAAAAGTTGTTAAGAATAAGGTTAAGGATTTAGGTATTGAATTCGGTGGCCCATTAATGGATGCACTTAGTAATGTTTTGGATGCTATGCAACCAGTATTCAAGGTATTAGAGAATATTGCTAAAGCATTTAGTAACGCTAGTCCTGAAACCCAGAAATTTGTTGTTGCTATTGCAGCTATTGCGGCTGCAGTTGGACCAGTATTAGTTGTTATAGGTTCTTTACTTTCGGCGCTAGGATCCATTGCCACGGCATTGGGACTAGCGGCAACTTGGCCAGTAGTTTTGGTAGCAGCAATTATTGCTATAGTTACTGTTCTAGTAACTTTCATTGTTACTCATTGGGACCAAATTAAAGCAAAAACAGAAGAAGTTTGGAATGCTATATCCACAACATTAACCAATGTTTGGACTTCTATTGTATCTGGAGCATCTTCAATATTCTCTAGTTTGGGAGCCTTCTTCAGTGGGATTTGGACAGCAATATCCACTACCGTTTCATCAGTTTGGACTGGAATTGTAAGTTTCTTAACTAATCTGTGGACCGGAATTACCACAACTGCATCATCAATCTGGGGTGGCTTAACGGGTATATTTACTATGATTTTCCTAACTATCCAATCAGTTATTCAGGGTGTTTGGCTATTTATTACTTCATGGTTGCAATTTACTTGGCAATCAATTGTCGCCCTAACACAACCAATATGGCAACCAATTGCTTCCTTCTTTAGTAGTCTATGGCAAGGGATATCATCAGTAGCTCAATCAGTTTGGAATTCAGTTAGTTCATTCTTATCTGGAATATGGACTGGAATTAGTAACGTTGCTAAAACAGTGTTCAATGCTTTAAAAGCATTTTTTAGTACAATTTGGAATGCTATCAAGTCTGTAACAACATCTGTTTGGAATGCTATCAAATCAGTTATTACCAGTGCTTGGAATGGTATTAAATCGGTTGTGACATCAGCATTAAATGCCGTGAAGTCAGCAGTTAGTTCAGGATGGAATGCCGTTAAATCCGCTACTTCTTCAGTATTAAATGCTGTTAAATCGGTTGTTACTTCAATTTGGAATGGTATTAAATCAACCATTTCATCAGTAGTTGATGGAGTTAAATCCAAGGTTACTAGTGGATGGAATGCCGTTAAGTCAGTCACATCAAGTGTCTGGAATGGTATTAAATCTGCAATGATAACTCCAGTAAATGCTGCTAAGAATAAGATTTCTGGAATAGTCGATGCCATTAAGAGATTCTTCTCTGGAATGCATCTGAGAATCCCTAGGATTTCATTACCACCTATGCCACATTTTCATTTAAGCGGTGAATTTAGTTTGAAGAACAAGACAGTTCCACATCTTTCGGTATCATGGAATGCTATTGGTGGAATCATGACATCACCAATGATATTTGGATCAGCTGGAGGCCAATTGCAAGGTGGCGGCGAAGCTGGTCATGAGGCTATATTGCCATTGAATTATAAGAACTTATCTGTAATTGGTAATCAAATTGCTCAAGCAACCGACGAAAAGGCTAATCAGTCTGTTACGCAGAATATTCAAATGACTTTCAATAATACTGTTAGAGATAACGGAGATGTTAATAGAATCTTTGAAAAGGCTGATCAATGGATTGGACAAACTGGAATTAAAAATAGTTTCGGAGTTAGGGGGAATGCCTAATGGGATTACATTTAGTGGTTGATGGAATCTTTGATAATGATATGCTGGTTGCTCTAGTTGACCGGCCAAAGATTTCAAATCCAGATTATGAATATGAATCTGAATATGTCGACGGCCGAAATGGTAGTTTGAACCGTTTGAAATATATCAAAGATGTAACAGAGAAAGTTGAATTCAATATTCTGGAAGATTTTCCAGTCAAAGAAAAGCTACGACAAATTAAGTCGTGGCTTTTTGATTGCAAGAAAATATATTTCAGCGATGACATTGTTTATCGAAAAGTTAAATATGTCGATATTGGGGATATTGATAATGAAATTGCTGAATATGGTTCATTTGAAGTTACATTTACATGCGATCCGTTTGAATATCGCTTAGGTGATGATGAAGTGACCATCACTAAAGAAGGAACCATCTTGAATAGAGGAACTATATTTTCCCTCCCAAAACTTGAAATATTGGGGAACGGTCAGGGAACGATTACGATTAACGGTTCGCCTATTAAACTAAACTTGACCGTAGAACACGCGTATATAGACTCTGAAATTCAAGAAATTTACAAGGATAACACCAATTTGGGACTTTCCATGATTGGAGAATTTCCAAGTTTAGTTCCAGGTAATAATGACATCAAAATTGAAGGAAACTTTGATTCTGTAAAGTTCAACGTAAGGGAGAGATATCTATGATTAGATTATTTCCCAAAAACGCTACCGAGGAGCAATTCAAAACAAACGGTATCGCTGTATTGGATAACGGAATTAAAAATAATGAAATATCTGAAATCAAAAATGGAATGTTTAGTTTTGATTTTGAATATTTTAGTGATTCAAAATTCAGTGACTTAATTAAGGGTGACATGATTATTGTTGCTCCGACTCCTTATGGTGATCAACCATTTAGAGTTCATAAAATCACGGAACAAATTGGATATGTAAAAGTTGAGTGTTATCACATATTTTATGATCTTGCATCCAACCTAATAGAAGACTCCAATTTTGTTAAGTCAACCGGTACTGCATTAATGAATAGATTTAATGCTGCATTTCAATATTCAACTAGCTTTAGATTCAGCTCAGATATTGATACGGTTGCTAATTGTCGAATGGTAAGAATGAATCCTGTTCAGGCTTTACTTGATACATCAAAGGACAACACCTTTATTAACCGGTGGGGAGGAGAGATTCTTCGTGACGGTTATGATGTGAAATTTTTAAAGCATATTGGTTCCGATAGAGGATTCAAGATTAGTCATGGTAAGAATTTAACAGGTTATGACTATGTAATTGATTGGGAACCAACGGCAACTAGGATAATGCCCATCGGATTTGATGGATTAATATTGCCAGAAAAGTATGTTGATAGTCCACTTATCAATGACTACCGGAATATAAAAATAGCAACAGTTAATTATCAAGATGTTAAAGCTGTCGATTCTAATTCACAGCAAAGCCAAGAGGGAGCAATTCCGCTTGAAGATGCTTATGCAAAATTAAGAGAATTGGCCAAAGATGATTTTAGTAAAGGTGCTGACAAACCCAGTATTAATATTAGGATTCAATTCAAGAATCTTGGTGATACTAAAGAATACGCACAATTCAAAAAGCTAGTTGATGTTAAGCCCTTCGATACTGTTCACGTAAGATTAGAAGATTATGACATTGAAGATAGAATTATCAGTTATAAATATGACGCTATTACCCGTGAATACATCGAACTAGAGCTAGGAGATATTGTTCAAAAAGGTATTTCCGACAAAGTCAACAATACTGAAAATTCTATTAATGATGTAAAGGATCAGAATACCAATTTACAAAGTAATATAAATGATGTTCAAGACAATGTTAATAGTGTCCAGGACAACTTAGATATTGCAATTGGTAATGGTGACGACAAGATTGATGCAGCTGAACAAGAGGCCATTGATCGTATTGCTAATGTTAAAAGAATTGTTTCTCAAAACCAGGATGATATTACCAGGATAATGAATTCTGGAGGTAACAATAAAATTCAGTGGTTGCCAAACTTTCAGAATGCTACTCAATTAAAAATCATTACTCCTTATGGTTACTGGTTACTAGACGACCACGGAGCTGGTTTTCATAGTAACAACGGTACTGTGATGAATGGACTTTCGGCTGATGGAAAAATTTATGCTGACGCAATTACTGGTAATAATTTGTATAGTACAACTATCACAGGTGGAACAATTAGTGGTGGTGTCATCAATGGTGCAATTATTAATGGTGCACAAATTGAAGGTGCTCAAGCTATTAGGTTCCATAGCAGTAGTGGTATTAGTACTGCTATATCTGATTATGGTATTTCAACAAAAAGTTTAACTGTTCAGCATATTGAAGGTGTTATCTCAATTAGTACTAGCAATATCGACGTTACTGACACTGCTACCATTAGATACTTACAAATTTCAGGAAATATAAGAGGAAATAATTCAGGGCTATATTTGCAGGGGCCTGTATACGTTGATGGAAGGGAAATTTAAATGAAACAATTAAATATGGAAGAAATAATGAATGTTGATAGCAATGTTGCTATTGATAAGTACCAGGGTGAACATTTAAGACTTCTTCATCAGAACATTACATTGTCAGCTCAATGTGAGAAACAACTAGCATTAATTGAAACTTTGTTTAGCATTGCACCAGAAGTATTTCCAGACAATTTTGTGATTGAAACTAAGGAGAATAAGAAAAATGACATTAACAAAAAATAAGACTATTTATATCAATGGGACAAGTAAAAGCGGAGATGAGGTATTAGCTAATTTTAATGCCAGCTTTTCCGAGAACGGAACTACTACAATTAATGAAACACTAATTAAAAATGATAGTCAGATTGCGGATTCTGACTTTAATGAATTTAGAGAACATGTAAAAGATGAGTTCAAAAAAATTAGAGAATCAAATGATGAAATCAACAATAACTTTGAGACAGATCCTGTAAAAGACAACGTCGACATCAATATTGATACTGATAAAGAAGATCCTATTAAGGAGGATGATTCTGAATCTAAAGAAACCACGGAAAAGAGTGAGTAGATGACAACAATCAAATTAAATTTAAGCCTGGAGAAAACTACTCCTGTATATGGCTATCCGATTACCTTACGTCAGGGTGATGCAGGAACAGAATTAATGGTTGAAATTGCTGAAGGCTCCAAAATAACCGATTTAACGGGCAAGAAGTTATCCTTTTATTCTGATAAACCAGACTTGAAGACAATCGAAGATGAAGAACAAAGCCATTTTAAAATTCAACCAGATAAAAAGTCATTTATTTATACCCTTCCAAACGAATTAACTTCAATATCTGGTTCAACTAAAAACACATATTTCAAAGTTGATACAGAAAGTACATCAGATTTCTATATTCATATTTTAAATATGTCTGGAATTGAGCGAAACGAATCAAACGATTATATTTCGCGTGTTGATCGTATCTTAACTCACGCCGTTACTGATTTTAATTTAATCGACGGCATTACAAAGACTGGTACAAACAACTTCAATACCGCTTTGAACGATTCAAAGAAACTTATGAAAGACTTTTTAGACCGTTCAAACGCTGACTACGTTAATTTCATCAATAACAAGAATATTGAGTTTAAAACGTATTTAGCTACGTTGGACAGTCAAGCCGAAGTTGTTAAAAATAAATATAATGCTTTGAAAGCTCAACTCGACGCGTTAGAGTTCCCTGAAATTGGTGGTAGAAATTATGTACTAGGAACTTCACAGCCTCTAACAGTGACAGCAGATGGAAATATTGGATCGGCTATTACTAATTTTGATATTTCACCGGATTTATTAAATATAAATATTGGAGATAATATTACAATATCCTACGACCTGAATGTCAAAAACGCTGATGACGGAGTAACATATACTGGCATAAATCCATGGTTTGCGATTATGGGTCCAATCTCATATAAAGAGGGAATGAACCATATCAATTATACTAAAAAATTGGATAGAAAATTTTCTCTTACTAAAGATGGTATTAGAGTAACTGTCGACAAGAGCAAAGCGACATATACTCTTAGTCATTTTAAGGTTGAAAGAGGAAATATTGTAACCCCTTGGACACCCGCACCAGAAGATAAGGTGAACGTTTCTGATACTTCAAACTGGCAAAAACAGGCAATATTTAAAAATGGTGATTATTTATTAAATTATTGTCCAGAAGGTACTGATTTTGGGGAATTTTTAAAATCAAATTCTGTTCCACTGGGTTTTTCAATTATTAGAGACGCAAGCACTACATTGAACTGGAGAATTGAGAAGGAAAGCAGCGACTATGTCTTTGGAATAGCTCAAGGTGCTAGTGGCGGTGTTTATCATCTTGAAATAAACGCCGGGAAATATAGTGATAGTCAGTTAGTAGTAAATAATCTTATTGGCAAGACTATAACCGCTACCGACGCCGACAATAAACCTATCATATTAAAAATAACTGGAATTAGCTAAGCCATTACAGGCTTTTTATTTTGCAAGAAAGGGGAGATGCCAATTGAAATATCTAAAACGAAACCACTTTTGGTTTTTAACTGGAATGCAAACATTTGCGCTAGGCTTATTGTTTGCATCAAACGTTGATTTCATTGATATACCACCAACAACACCACCATTCATAGCCAATGTAGATGATCCGCCATTTGCAATCGCTTTAATCATTGTAGGGCTGTACGTGATGTTTTCGTGTTTAGGATATTTGGATAAGTCAGCTAAAGATATAATCATTTTTATATTACTGTTCATTTGGACGTTCTATCTAATCATATTTATGATTCATGATTTTACATCACCAGTGTTTATGCCTAAATTCACTACAATATTTATCCTGTTTATCGTAGTAAGAATTCTATTCGAGGCATTTTGGAGTGATCCAGATGATTGACACAATTAAGGTTGCTATATCAGCAATTGTTGGTGGTGTGATTACTGGTGTATTTGGTGTTTGGCTACAACGTGTTAAGAATCAGGGATCTAATGAGGGCATCTATGCTGAGCATATAGATGGGGCATTGGACAGGCTAGAAGAACGCACTAAAGAACGTGACGACTTAAAGAATCAAGTTATGCAATTACAGTTACAAATAAAGCAACAGAGCTTATTAATTGAAAAGCAGAATAAAGTTATCAATTCTTTAAATAAACAAGTTGGAGATTTAAATAGTAAGTTCGACAGATTAAATAAAATGGAAGAAGGAAAATAATGGATATTTTACAAGGCTTACAGTTGATTGATGTTACAGAATTAGTAGTTATCGTTTTAGTTTGTTATCTATTAACTGCCGCAACAAAACAATCCAAAATTAATAACAAATACATGCCATTTATTTCAATGGTAATTGGACTAATTGTTGGCTTAGCAATTGCTGGTGTATTTCATGATGGAGACTTAGGCAAAGCTGGATTAACTGGTTTTCTAGCTGGCGGGTACACATCGGGATTATTTACTGGTGTTAAAGGAATTTTAGGTGGTTATGAGAAAGGTGGAAATAAATAATGTTTAATCCAAAGATTATTAAAACTGATTATGTTTTAGGAGCCAATCAAGGCGATTCACACATCGCTCAAAGAAAATATATTATCGCTCATGAATCTGGATATGATCCAGATACTAAAAATCCAAATATGTTACTTAACGAAGTTCAAAACATGAATCATCATCTAAATACTAATAAGGCATATGTAACTCATTTTGTTGGTTTTATGGATAGTGCAAACGAGGCACAAATTTATCAAATTGGTGAACCTGGTTATGTTAGCTGGGGTGCTTTATCTGCTAATCCATATGCACCAGTTCAAATTGAATTTGCCAGAATCTATCAAAACAATAGAGACAAATTCAAGAAGGCATATCATCTATATATTGATGCACTTCGTTACTATGCTAATTTGTATGGCATTCCTTGTAAACTAGATGAATCTGGTAATGGTATTAAAACACACCAATGGGTAACTAATAATTATGGTGGTACTCATGTTGATCCATACGGATATTTTGAAAGTATGGGAATTAGCAGAAATCAATTTAAGCATGATGTTGAAAATGGTATTAATGAAACTGTTATTAATAAGCCAGTCGCTAAATCACATATTAATAATATCGTTCAAGTTTTGGGTAAAAAGGTTGGAGGATATACTACTTACAAATTAAATGGTAAGGCTAATGAAACGACTGACATTACTCCAAACTCCAGATGGGTATCTAATGCTATTGAAATTATCAACAACGAGCCAATGTACTGTATTGGTGGAGATATTTACATTCCACAGTCAGTAACAACATTGGCTAACAAGGCCGTTGTTAACTCTAATGTGTCTATTGATAGTCTGGATAATAATAGTAAAACCAATGGTAAACTAGCCGCTGGTAGTGATTGGAAGTTTGATGAAGTAGTAAATATTAGTGGTGCTGGATATTGCTATAAAATTGCTACTGACATGTTCCTCCCTATTAAATTCACCGTTGGTTCTGGGTATAAAGGATAATTAAAGAATCTATATTAAGATATATGATATTGGCCATATCGAAGCAGTTGACCATTTGATATATTTAATTAGCGCAAGGAAAAGGCGCAAACGGTATCCAGTTCATACTGTATTAAAACATTTCTTTTATTTTTTTGCTCCCATCCTTATCAGCTTAGGGGTGGGAGTTTTTTTGTATCTAAAATAGTTGCTTATATACTTCAAGAAGTATATAATAAAAATATAGTAGAGGTGATCAGTATGAAAGCATTAATAAATAAATCGCAGATAAAGCATAATACCGGTAAAGCAATTTTGGTTACTTTGCCAAATACAAATAGTAAAAAAGTATGGATACCCGAAAAATTAGTTTATCCAAACTCAGATAACTATACATGCACTGTTTATTTACCAGATTCATTCACTTTTAATGGTATATCCGGCAATGCTGGTAAGAATCGCTTTGATATTAGTGCTGATGAACTATCAGATTACTTTGAACCTATGAGCAATTCAATAGTTAAAAGAAAGTACAAGCCATCATTTATTGAACATGTTCCAGACAAGTTAAAGGCGGTGGATAGTAACGTTGATGACAGTCTTAAACGATAGCCAAAATAAGGCCATTTCTAAACTACAACAGATTAAGGTTGGTGCCCTATTCATGGAGCCAGGAACAGGAAAGACACTAACGGCTATCAAATTAATTGAATCAACACAATGTGATTATGTGTTATTCCTTGTTCCGTTCCAGACAAAAATTAATTTGCAAAAAGAATTTAATAAATGGAAGTTTGAAATGAATTATGAAATTCAAGGAATAGAAAGCTTATCCAGCTCAGACAGATTATATATGAACCTAACTAATAAAATACAAAAACATAAATCAGTATTCTTAATTGTTGATGAGTCATTAAAGATAAAAAATAGCAGTGCAATTAGAACTAAACGTATATTAAATTTAAGCCGGAACTGTGAGTTTAAATTAATCTTGAATGGAACCCCACTATCTAAAAATATGGTCGACTTGTGGCCACAAATGGAATTTCTTTCTCCTAAAATATTAAACATGTCAGAGGTCCAATTTAAGAATACATTTTGCCATTACATCAAATATCGTGAAACTAATCAATATGGTAAAAAAGGCAAATGGCAAGAATTCATAAAAGGATATGATAACGTTGATTACCTGTATTCTCTTATTGATCCGTATGTATTTGATGCTGACTTAAAGATTAATAAGACCAAACAATATTCAACTATATTTTATGATATTAACGCTAACATTGACCGATATAACGAGTTAAAGCAGAGCTTTATTAATAGCTTCAGTGATGACCCAGATAGTTTCTTAAAGTACACTACATTAATGCAACAGGCCTATTGTGATGAACCATCTAAACTAGAGGCTATTAAATCATTAGTTGATGATAAGACTTTAATATTTGTTAAATTCCTACGTTCTAAAGATGCTATTTACAGTGTTTATCATAATGCCAAAGTATTCACCTATGGTAAAGGCTCGTTAGGACTTAATTTACAGCAATACAATAAGATAATATTTTTTGATAAAACATTTGATTATGCTCAAAGAGACCAGGCTGAACATAGGATATTTAGAATTGGCCAAGATGATAATGTTAATTATTATTCACTAACAGGCAACGTTAATTTAGAATCAACGATTGATAGGAACATTAAAAAGAAGACTAATTTACTAACCCATTTCAAAGAGTTAACTAAGACAGGAGTTGATATAGATTGGGAAAACATTATTTAAATATAAATGTATATGATGCTACAGAAAAACGGCTAGAATATCTATTCAACGAGTTTGAGCATATCCACGTTGCTTTCTCAGGTGGTAAGGATAGTGGAATACTACTTAATTTAGCTTATGATTATGCGGAAAAACACAATCAGCTTGATAAGCTATCAATGCACTTTGTAGATTACGAGGCACAATATCAAGCTACTATTGATTATGTTGATAGTGTGTTTAAATCATTGGACATTGAAAAATACTGGCTCTGCATGCCTAATTCAGTTCCTACGGCTACATCTATGCGTGAATCTTTTTGGATTCCTTGGGATAAATCAAAGCAAGATATTTGGGTACGTGATATGCCTAAATATGACTATGTGGTTAATGTTGACAATGCACCATTTGATTATGAATTTGGTACAAATGATTATGAGTTCCAAGATGATTTTAACGAGTGGGTAGCAGACAAGAATGATGGTAAGACAGCTATACTAATTGGGATTCGTGCTGATGAATCGCTAGACAGATACCGAGCCATTGCTTCCAATAATAAAATTAACAGCTACCAGGATAAAAATTACGTTACTAAGAAGAATGATTTTTATATGGCATATCCTATCTATGATTGGACCGTTGACGATATTTGGACTGCTAATGCTAAATTAGGATTTGAGTACAATTCTATATACGACCTATACTTTTATGCCGGCATTCCAATTAATAAAATGCGTGTCGCTAGTCCTTTCTTATCGCAAGGAATGGACACATTAAAGTACTACCAGGTGATTGAACCGAATACCTGGGCCAAGATGTTAGGACGTGTCAATGGTGTTAATTTTGCATCAATCTATGGATCAACAACTGCCATGGGTTGGAATAAGATTAAGCTGCCAAAAGGAATGACTTGGAAGTCTTATGTAAAGTTCCTTTTAAAGACTTTGCCAGAACAAACTAGAAAAGATTACGAAAAGATATTCGCTACTTCTTTTGAGTTTTGGGCAAAGCGTGGCGGAGTTCTATCAAAAGAAACTATCCAGGAATTAAATGATGCTGGTATTCCATTTGAGGTAAAGGGACAAACTAATTACAAGACTGATAAGAGTGCCGTCACATTTGAAGACTACCCGGATGATGCACCAGTTAGGGAATTTAAGACAGTTCCATCATATAAACGTATGGCTATCACAATTATGAAAAACGACCACACAGCAAAATATATGGGGTTCAGCCGTACAAAAGAACAACAAGAAAGAAGGAAGAAAGCAATTGCCAAATACAAAGAAATTTTCTAAATACATAACATATCCGCAAGTAGCAAGTAAAAGATATTTAATTGATGTCGACGGGAATATTTTTGATGAAAAATTAAATAAAAATCCAAATATCAGGTCCGATAAGGACGGTTATAATATCGTAAGTCTGTCAACTTTGAAGAAACGCTCTCAAAATTTCAAGGTACACAGACTGGTTGCATATGAATTTATAAAAAATGATGATAAAGAAAGTAAAACACAAGTAAATCATAAAGATGAGAATAAGCAAAATAACAATGTAACTAATTTAGAATGGTGTAGTCCTGCTTATAATATTAATTATGGAATGAGAACTAAGAGATCGGTAGACCATAGAGCTAAGAGAATCGCTCTGAAAAATGTAAATACTGGTGAAGTGGTGACGTTTGACAGTATTTCATCAGCATGCCGACTAATGCAACTAGACATGAGACATTTAGGAGAAACATTAAATGGAAAAAGAAAGACAATTAATGGATATAAGGCTTGGTATCTAGAAAGTCCAGCTTACAACGTAATAACTGTTCCTATTGAAAAAATTCAGGCTAATACTTATAACCCTAACCACGTTGCACCGCCAGAAATGAAACTATTATATGAATCCATTAAAGATGACAATTATACTATGCCGATTGTCTGCTACTACTTAAAAGACACAGATAAATATGAGATTGTTGACGGCTATCACAGGTATACAGTAATGCTTAATCATAAGGATATTTATGATCGTGAACATGGGTGTTTGCCAGTTAGTGTAATAGATAAGCCTATTGAAGACAGAATAGCATCTACTATCCGCCATAACCGTGCAAGGGGAACTCATGATGTTGACCTAATGAAGAACATCGTTAAGGAATTAACCGAGTCAGGAATGTCGGATAATTGGATAATGAAAAACATCGGTATGGATGCTGACGAGTTATTAAGATTGAAACAAATCAATGGATTGGCGTCATTGTTTAAAGATAAAAACTTTGGAAATAGTTGGGAGTAATTAAAATGGTATTAGAATCACAAATTAGAGCTAACAAAAAATGGGATAGTAAAAATAGAGACCAGGTAAACTATTTAAAAGCACGATCTGCTGCAAAGAATTTCATTAAAAAGCGTGCCACAATTGATGATATAGCAGAGCTGAAGGAGCTTTTAAAAGAAAAAGAAAATAGTTTAAAATAAGGTTGCTTATATACTTCTTGAAGTATATAATGAACTTGTAATCAAGAAAGACAAAAAGGCGGATAAAACAATGGACACAACTCAAAGAGAACTAGAAATTGAAGACTTAGCTAAATTAATGGCAAGTAATAAGCCTAATCAAGAAAAACATCCAGACTTTGTAATGAGTGACTGGATCAATACAGCTACTGAAATTTGGGAAAACAGACATGCTATCACAGTAAAAGCCAGAGTAAGTAACAACGTTATTGGTGGACAAGGTGCTGAATCATTTTGGATTGAACTAAAAGGACAAGATAGAATTGATTATCAATCCAGCAAGGAATGTATCCTAACTGGAACTGTAGAAAATGAATTAGAAGTCATTGGTTATGGTACGACTGCAAAATTCAGTTTTGACGGTGTTAAAGTTCCAGAACTAACAGAAATTGTTAGGGGGTCTATCATTGACTGATGATAAAGTACTACAAGCATATGATTGGTTTATAAATAATGATTTCAGAGATGATTCAAAAACCGATGCCTGGGCTAGTATCGTAAATGCTAATCAAGATAAATTTGAGATTGGTAAATCAGATAATGGTTACTTCAAAGTAGTTCATTATTCTGATATTGAAATACGATACGACAAAGGTGAGACTGAACCAAAATTAGATGGTTATACTTATATCAAAAATTTCTACTTTGGAACTGATTACTGGATATTTAAGAAAAACAATTGATACTCACAACTAATATTGTGGGTGTTTTTTATACTAAAAAATCGCTAGTCAATTAAGACTGGCGATAACTTTAATCGGTTAATGATTCAGCAAGTTTATCTTCATCCATAATACTAGCTGGATTAGCAGTTTTATAACTCAGATGCTTATTCTTTAATTTAGAATTATCAATGGGTGTTAAGTCAAATGTCATTCTGCTTGTATGACGAT